TACCACTCATGCATTAGATACTAACTGTTATATGGGAGGAGGATTTAACGCAGCAATGCAATTAGTATTAACATCAGATGAATATGATTCACTGTTATTTTTAAATAATGATTTAATTGTATTTGGGTATGAGTTTGTAAAAACTCTAAGAACAGAAATGTTTAATGAAAACTTTAAAATATTAAGTGCATGTTTTTTTAATGTTGAACCAACTGGTCAATGTTTTTGGAAAACAATGCATAATTGGGGGAAATCTAAAACTAGAGAAGTACCATTTATTGATTTTCAAATGCCTTTAATACATAAAGATCTTTTAAAGGAGATTAAAGAAATTGATTCAGACCTTATATATGGATGGGGAATTGATGCTTTGTTTGCTATTATGTGTAAAAAACACAATTGGAAAATGGGAGTAATGGATAGATTATCTGCTTTACATTATAATAGTTTAACAGTAAAATTAAAAGCAGTTGAATTTGATGTAAATGAATATTGTAAAAGAGCAGAAGAAGGACAAACTAAATTTTTTACTAAATCAAATTTACTCAAAGAATTTAACCAAGTAAGACTAGAAGGATCTTCATATAAATTATGATTACATTTTGTGTAAGTTGTTGTAACAATTTAAATTATCTAAAATTAGCTGTACATTCAGTTAGAACATATTCACATTTTAAAGATGCTGAATTTATTGTATTTGCTGAAAATTGTGATAAAGATGATACATATAAATGGTTAGAGGAAAATAAAGATAAATATAAATTAACCGTTTTTATTGAAAATAATTCTGTTGAAACAACCAAAGGAATTGGTGGTGGAATGAATTTATGTGCATCTCATGTGAAAACTGAATATATCATGTTTTTACACGCTGACTTTTTTGTTTCAAAAAATTGGGATTTAGAATGTTTGAAGTTATTTGAAAAGTATCCAAACACACCTCTGTGGGTTTCATCACAAAGATTTCAACCAAATATATGGAAAGAAAATAACAGACCAGGAACAATAATGTTTCCATATGAAGATTTTGGATATAAACATGATAATTTTGATGAAGACTATTTCATACAATACGCAGAAGAATTTTCAAAATTAAATAATGATATTGAAATAGAAAAAGGTGAAGGAGTATCAGGATTAATTAGAAAAAAAGATTGGGACTATATTGGAGGCAATGATCCAATATATCAACCAGCATTTTGGGAAGACATTGATCTCTTTATAAGAATGCAATTAGCAAATTATAAATTTATAATGACTACTAATTCAATAGTATTTCACTTTGGTAGTAGATCAGATAAAAGTAATTTTCCTAATGATGAAATTGTAAGAGCAGAAACTGCCAAGAATTATGAAAAAATTGGAGCACAAAAATTTTACAAAAAATGGGGATTTTTTCCATCATTAACAAATACTTCCTTTTCCACATATCCAAGTAACATAAACAAAGAAAAATATAATCATTTAATTAAATTATGAATTATGAATGGCCAAAACATGTAAAATTCCCGGAAGACAAATGGTTAAATTTCCATGAAAACCATATTCCAGTATGGAATCAAATTTTAGATCCTCTAAAACAAAAAGACAACAATATTGGAATTGAAATTGGATCATTTTGCGGAGGGAGTGCAGTATGGTCAATTGAAAATATTATAAAAGAATCAGGACATTTATATTGTATTGATATTGAAGAACATGAGTTATTAAAACACAACTTATCAGTATATAAAAATGTAACTTTTATAAAAGGAAATTCATTTGACGTATTGAGAACACTAAATCATAATAACAATTGTTATGAATTTGCTGATTTTGTTTATGTTGACGGAAGTCATCATGCAAAAAACGTATTAGAAGATATGGTAATATCATGGAACTTATTAAAACAAGATGGTATTATGATATTAGATGATTACGGTTGGGGATCTGATAGAGTAGATACAGAAACACCAAAACCAGCAATAGATGCTTTTATGTATATATACAGAGATTTATATGAAGTATTATACTTTGGATGGCAAGTATTCCTAAAAAAGAAAAAATATAAATTAACAGAAGACTTTTTAGAAAGAAAATATGAAACCTACAATTAGTTTTATTATACCAAGTTATAATAATCTTAGACATCTAAAAAATGCATATTTTAGTATCAAAAAACATGCATCTAATCATGAAATAATATTATTGGATGACGGATCTTTAGATGGAACGTGGGAATGGATACTGTCATTGACTGATACAAATATTCAAAAATATAGAAGTAAATCTAGAGTTGGTCATACAGTCTTGTATGACGTTGGCATAAATCTAGCAAAAAATGATATTGTTAGCATATTGCATGCGGATATGATCATTGGTCCAAATTATGTAGAAAATCTATTAAAACATTTAAAACCAAATAAGGTGGTATGTGCTACAAGAGTAGAACCACCTTTACATCCTTCAGGTAAGGAGAAAATAACACAAAATTTTGGATTAGATTTTGATAATCTTGATATTACAAAATTTGAATCATTTTGTTCAACTGAACAATTGAATTCAAAAGATAAAACAACAAAAGGCATGTTTGCCCCTTGGATTTTGTATAAAAAAGATTTTCAATCAATTGGAGGACATGATCATATGTTCTCACCATTTCCATATGAAGATAGTGATATCTTTCAAAGATGGATACTAAATGGATTTGAATTGATACAATCCAGAGATGCCCTTGTATACCATTTGACATGTAGAGGACACAGATGGACTGAAAAAATTCAAAAAGATGATGATTTCTATAAAGAATGTTGTTACAAAAACTCAAGAAATTTTATAAGAAAATGGGGAAGTTGGATAAAAAATGATGAATACAGTTATCCAATATTAACACCAAAATTTAACATTGGTTTCATTATACATAATTGCAACACATCATTATTGCAACATTTAGAACCATGGGCCAGTAATTTATACGTAAATTGCAAAAAAAATGAATATATAAATCAAGAACAATCAAAAACGTCATTTGATTTATCATCAAAAATTAAAAATATTGATGAACAAAAAAATAATGATGTAATTGTTGAATTTGATGGATCATTATTTAACAAAGATAGATATGACTTTTTAACTTCACATCTACCTAACGTCTTGAAAGACTCAGGTGAACTAGGTGAAATGGAATATGATATATTCAAACTTCACATTAAATCATTAAAGACATATGAAAATGATTTGATAAATGTAAAAAATAGTTAAACAATATAAGATTTAACTGTTTCTTTTAAATTCTCATTAAAATCTGTTAATTTGAACTTATTAAATTCCATTTGAAAGTCTTTGACATCAATTGCATATCTAAAATCATGACCTTTTCGGTCTGTTACATATTCAAACCATTCCCAGTCAACTTTTTGATTTGTAATGATTTCATATGTAGCAACAATTAAGTGTATTAATTGTATATTAGATAATTCATTGTTACCTCCAATCAAGTATTGTTTTCCTACAATACCATCCAATAAAACATTAATTAGAGCATTAACGTGGTCTTTAACATAGATCCAATCTCTGATGTTTGATCCGTTTCCATATAATGGTATTTTTTCTTTGTTTTTCAATTTGTTAACACAAACTGGTATTAATTTTTCTGGATATTGTCTTGGACCAAAATTATTGCTACAATTTGTGATTATAGCTGGAAAATTATATGTCTTAACATAACTTCTTACTAACAAGTCACTAGACGCTTTTGTTGCGGCATAAGGACTATTTGGTCTATATGGACTATCAACGTTAAATTCTCTCTCTTTATAACTTAAACTACCAAATACTTCATCTGTAGATATGTGTATAAACTTCTTTATATTGGTACCCTTAAACATTTCTAATAAATTAAATGTACCGTTGATATTAGTGTCAATGAACTTTTTTGGACTCTTAATTGAATTATCTACATGAGATTCCGCTGCAAAATGAACTACATAATCTAAATTAAGTGAGTCAATATATTTCTTCTGATCAGGAAAATATGGAGCAGAAATATCCATACTCAATCTTTGATATCTTGTATCATCTTGAAATGGTAGTTTTTTATTAGCCGCATATGTCCCAGCATCAATATTATAAACTTTTACTACATTATCACGTTTAAGAATTTCTTCAATAAAGTGACTGCCTATAAATCCACATCCGCCTGTTATTAGTATATTCATATTATTTCCAATTATTCAAACAATAATCCAATGATTCATCTACACTACTCATTTTAATGCCTGTAGATAGTAACTTACTATTATCCAAAATACAGTTAGATCTAGGAGTAACTGCACAAGATTTATAAAATTCATCTGCTTCAATCAACTCAAATACTTTATCTTTTGCAATAGTTTTCTTTAGTTTTTCAACCAATAATTCAGTAGTAATATATCCAGTGTTAGTTACATTATAAATTCCATATGGAACATTTTTGGTTATCGTCTCAATACAAGCATTAACAAATTCTTGTTTGTGTGATATTGAATTTTCTGCCTTTAATTGTTTCTGATACTTGACTAATTTACTAATCAAATTACGGGAATTGTCATATTCTTCAAATGGCATCCTCAATCTCCATACATACGATTTCTCCCACTTTCTTACTAACTTCTCTGAAAGAGCTTTTATTCCACTATAGATACTACAATTATTTTGACCAAATGAAAAATTTGGTTCATCTTCTTCAGTGAATCCAGTTCCGTTTGGACCAGATCCATAATAAATACAACCACTTGATACATGACCAAGTGGAATATCATTTAATACACACCAATCAGTTAGTATTTGTGGAAATATAATATTTGCGTGAATACAAACATCTTTATTTGTTTCACATGCATCCACGTTTGGCTTTCCAGTATATCCAGCCGCATTAATTACTGCATCAATAATTGGATATCCTGCCTTTTCATACCATTTCTCCAAATCATAAAATGTTGTGTTTGCTGCGTTAGGCCAACATTTAAATTCAATTTGTTTTTGTTCTAATTGACGTTTAAATTCACTTCCGACGTATCCGGTTGATCCAAATAGTATAATCATAATAATTTTTCTAAGTATTGTTTATATTCGCTTTTAGGCATTTTGTCAACTATATTAGATAGTTGTTGTTTATTAATAAATTTTTTTCTATAGCAATCTTCCTCAATACATCCAATTTTAATGCCTTGTCTTTCTTGAATTGTTTGTATATAAGCACCACTTTGATATAAAGATTCAGGTGTTCCTGCATCCAACCACACAGTACCTCTAGGAAATTGTATTACTGTTAGCTTTTGTTTTTCTAAATAAATTCTGTTTAAATCAGTGATTTCTAATTCACCTCTAGCAGATGGCTTCAATGACTTTGCTAGTTTCACCACTTCATTGTCATAAAAATATAAACCAGGAACAGCATAGTTACTCTTTGGATTGGTAGGCTTTTCTTCAATAGAAATAGCTTGTCCATTTTCATTAAACTCAATTACACCATATGCAGTTGGATCATTTACTTGATATGCAAATACAATTGCACCATCTAAAGTTGGTTTCATTCTAGCCATTCCATGAAAAATATTGTCTCCCAATATCAATCCAACAGCGTCATTCTGAATAAAATCTTCAGCAATAATAAATGATTCAGCAATACCCCTTGGTTTATATTGAACCTTATAACAAATATCCAAACCTAAATGTTTGCCGTCACCAAACAATTTCTCATACAAGGGTAAATATTCTGGTGTACTAATAATACAAAACTCTCTAATGCCACATGTTATCATTGTAGATAACGGATAGTAGATCATTGGTTTATCATAAACTGGTAATAATTGTTTATTAACCGTTGTTGTAAGAGGATATAATCTACTACCAGTTCCTCCAGATAAAATAATTCCTTTCATATAACTCTTATATTTATAGATAAATAGACCGTTTATGATTTATATAATTTTTTTAAATACGTTTTTGTTGGTTGTCTGGTTTAATACAGATGCATTTGTTGAATACTTCAAATTCACCGGCAATTTATTCAAAATCAAAGAGTATGAACTTGAAAAAAATAATGACTTTAGTTTGAACTACCACTCATTCTTATTAAAGAAATACAACAGCTTTTTAATCAGACTAATTACATGTCCACTATGTTTTAATTTTTGGATAACTTTTCTGTTTACAATTGTTTTTAATTATCAATTTATTTGTATTCCAATAATATATATACTATCATTATTGATATATTTTATATTTACTAAGTTATCACCATGAATATAAGCAACGTTACTGATTTCTATCATTTAGTCAAAAGGTCAAATTTACAGTCATTTAACTCAAACTTAAATGTGTTTCTTGATTGTGTAGATAACTATAACCGTATCTGTAATTGTAAATCAAATGAAAAATCAAACAAGTACAGAGAGTGTCATGATCTATACAAAAGATCCGTTTTAAATGACATTGCAGCAATAAAACATGAAATATTTAAAAACACAACTGACAGTGTAGTTGTGTTTTATGACGGCGGAACAGTTATTCTTACATTAACTAAGTAATGTTTTTAAAGCATCTTTAACACAAGAATTTAAATACGGATTATCAATTATTGATTTACTATTATCAGCTTGTTTCCATTCCAGCTGACAATCACTCTTAAATTTTACCAGAGGATCATTAATTTTTTCATGTTCATTTGGTGGTTCTGTAAATACACGTTGATCCCAATCATTGTAAGTGTATTTGTTTACGTGAATCAATTTTCCACCCAATACTTCTTTAATCCAATACACTTCATCTTGTGGATACTGGTCATATCTAATATCTGATACAAAAATTACTTCACTATCATCTGATTCTATATCTTTCTGAAGCATAGATGTCCAGTATGTACCCTCAGTCTGTTTTCTCTTTACTCCACCATACCATACCAACATTTCTCTGAAAATAGCTTTATCTTCAGTCTTCTCTGTAAACACATCTAATCCCAACTTAGTTCTGATAAACTCTTCACAGTCTTTTTTAAGATAATAAGCTAATGCATATTGTTTAGCTTTGATACCATCTTGTGACAATTGTTTAATTGCAATGTCACAAAACAAATTTTTGCCACTACGAGCAACACCAGATACACCAATATATTTTTTAGTCATTATCAAATAATTTCTCCAATTCTTTTTCAGTTTTGCCGTATAACTTACATACATTAACCAAATCTGTCAATCCTTTTTCATTCTTAATCATCATAACACAATAGTCATACGCATCTGACTTACTTATCTGATAATGAGTAGCAACCAATTGAATTAACTCTTTATTGACAGATTTCTTACTAGCCTTGATCCACTTACAAAACTTACGTCCATGTGGTACCACATCACAACTCACCTTATAAAACAATCTATCTGGAATAGAATCAAAGTATTTAGAGATATAAGCAATCTCTTCAATACAAGACTGATCCATGCTCAATCCCATCAACAATACATACTTGTTGAAAGATTTCTTTTCTTCTACTGATAGTTTATCATAATAATCAGGAGACTTTACTTCTCTGATATGATTGATGTGGTCAAATAACCCTTTACTCTTCACTAAGTTCTTTTTCTCTTCTTTCAATGTTTCTGAGTTTTTCACTGATTGAAGGGTCTTGTTTTTTGGTGGTCTTCCCATAATAATTGTTAATTCTAGCTCTTAGTGAATTTATAATTGTCAACAGTTGTTTCTGATTTTCAAATAATGTGTTTACATCAGTTGTTAACTTACTTACAGTTTCCTCCAAATTCTTTGAAGATTCAAGAGTTTTCTTGATCTTATTTTCCAAATATAAAGAATATAACGCCACTGCTAGTAAAGCAAGTGGCGTTACAAACTTGGAATACAAAGACAATGAAACTGCAATACTTGCAAGTACAACTACTATAATTAGTTTAGTAATACTCATTGTCTTTATTGTGCCTACATTAGGCAGTAACTTCAGCTAATACATTCTTTAGAGCATTGATTTGACGACCATTTAGTTCAATACGCTTCTTACCAGCACGAATTGTCAAACGCTTACCAACACTCTTAACTCCCTTGAATGGAGCAGAAGCAAAGGTCTCTAGACCTTGAACCTTGTTGTAAGCGAATGTAGTCTTATTTTTTGTATTTTTACGTGTAACCATATGTTTTATTTATTTTATGTTTTTGTTTATTGTTAGTCAATCAACTAACTATTAAGACTCTAACATGATACCTATCTTCCGTCAACACTTATCATTAATTATATTTGAAATTCTTTTTCAAACCGTTCAATAGCATAGTCTTTAGCCTTGAATTCAAACTCATAATCAACGCCGTCCATGTCAACATATTCTTCAGGAATACTACGAACATAATCACCATGCGCACGTGGATTTTTGTTGGTTGGATCATTGTCACTAAAATGAAATAGAGGACGATACTTACCCCATGTTGACATAGCCAACTTCATTGCATCCTTAGAAGACAATTTACCGTTATTACAACGAAAGTGCAAATTGTCATACGTGATAGGAATACCAGTGTTTGAATAAATCAAATCATACAGTTCATCTACTTTCCAACTGTTAGGTTTGTCTTCATTCTCAAGAACAAGACGAGACTTAACATTTACAGGAAAATCATTGTATACATCAATGAACCGTTTAGCAATATCCTTGGTGTCACCTTTGTAACAATTCATATGAATATTAATTGGAGCTTCATATGATTGTGGTAGACCAAACAAATCCATCACAGTAGCATGATTTTTTAGTTCTACAATAGACTTCTGCACAACTGATGCATTAGCAGAAGCAGGTACCACAAATTGATCTGGATGAGTAGAACACCGTACTTTATTTTTTGTAATAATTTCTGAACCAAGTTTAAACATTTCATAAATTTTATTTTTATCTGGAAGAATATCAAATGACAAATTTGCTTCTGGCAATGTAGCCAATGGAAACAAATCACTGCTGATACGGTAATTCCATCCTTTTTTTGCACACAATGAAATGATTTGTACCGTAGTAGATACATTGTTCAGTGTACGTTTGGATACAGTGTCAACAGCACTTTTACGTTCCAAAGCAAGAAACCGTGTCTTTGTCATGGTGTTTGCTTTGATACCTTTTTCTTGCAACTGCAAGGAAATACAACATAGAGATTTTTTCATCTTTTTTATTATAACAGCGGATTATAAAATGTCAACGTCCAACTTCAGAGAAAAAGCTAGATTTGGCTTCTTCATAGGACATACCAATCATTTTATTATAATAAAGAATATCAGACTTTAAATTTCCTTCACTCTTTAACTTTTTATACCGTTCAATAGCCTTTGGTTTCCACCATTCCATAATAGCATCAGTATCCCGTTTAAAGAGTTCTTTCATTTTCAATTCATCTTCACCAATCTTGTTTTGTAGAAATTCCTTGGTGTTCTCATAAAAACAACTGTAATACACACCACGTTCATATCCATGTGTATAATCTGATGTTTTGATATTGAGAGATTGAAAAATCATACTCAATACACGATTCTTTGCACCAGTAACGGGTCCACTAACACCGTCTTTTTGTGTCATGGCTTTCTTATAATCATCTGCTTTTTTCTCTTTAACCCACTGATGCCATGTATTGTACACACTATCATCTGGTTTAATTGTCATCTTACCAGTACTAGAACCACACTTATGCCACCACTTCAAACTGTTATACATACTGTAACTACCATACAATGAAGTGGTTGTGATTCCTACAAGAGTTTGACCATATAAATCCTTCCAAATTTTTCTAGTTGCACTTGATGTAACCAAAGCAGCTACCAGTTTACCACCCAAGAAATTATAACCAAATGGTTGTGTACTCATAATACAACTGCCAATTGCACTATGTACCAACTTCTTATGTTCTAGTTTGTTTTCAGGAGTCCATCCAATATAATTGTCTCTGTCTGTAATAGTAATTACATCACTTGAAATACTAACCACTCCCAAATAACGTGGATTGTTTTCATTACCGTCACTGATTAATAATTTAATAAATCTACCAGGAGTTTGTGCATATTCCATGGTATGACAAAATGTTCTCAACATCACCCAATCAGTGTCAATTGGATCATCCACTACATGAACAACAGTTGGTTTAATTTGTTCAATTTCTTTAATTGTAAGTTCTTGATTGTTGATATCAGTTGGTGTCCAAATCTTAGCTTTGGCTACACCAGATTTATTTATGTAACTGGATAACTGTTGTACTTCAACCCACTTTTTATAGAAAGTCTGTTCTTCCGCAGACATGGATTTTAAAAAGTCAAGGTTTTTGATGAACTTACGTTTTTCAGTTTCAAAGTCAAAATCATCAGTGTCAAAAAATGGATTACTCATACTATTTATATATACCATGACTTTCAAAAAAATCAACCCTAAAGAAACAGTTTTCTATGTTTTTGAAACCTCCACCATTAAATTTAGTATATTTGATGGTGAGATGGATGAAGCTATTTATTGGGGAAATTGGAACATGGTGACGGCTATAGTAAAAAATATTAAAAAACAAAATCCCAACGTCAAATTCTATTATTATTCAAAGGATAATAAAGAAAAAATGGTATTGGCCCCTGATTGGACCAATACCTTGAATACTATTATTGCACCTTGATATCTAATTTAATTACAGTGTATTTGGTTTCATCATACATACCTGTATTAAACTCATACCAAATTTCTTTCTCACTCAAATGTACTTTGAGTAATTTTTTTGTTTTCAAACAAATTATGCCGTAAATGACAGCTACATCAGAGTCATCACACGGCATTTTGTTTGTTATCTTTTTCTTAGGCATTAACAGTTGTCTTTGACACTTCAACTTCTGTTTTTACTGGTGTTTCAGTAGGCTTGCTTGTAACGTCAAGTACCTTGACAGTATTATACTTATCATGAAGTACAACTTCTGCTTGACGTGCGGTAGCAAGAACATCCTCAGTTACTGGATTCATTGCGAATGCCAACTTTGGACGACCCTTACCTCCATGAATAGTACCAATCTCAACAACAGTACCATCATCAATGGCGTTCTTGAGACGTACACGAAGTGTAATGGGAATAAACTCCTTGTTTGTTTCCATTAGATCAGCAATAGTAAAATACTTGTCTGCTGATGGCCAGGTTACAGTTAGGTTTGTCTTGTTCTTGCGGTTTGTCTTCTTGTTACTCATATTTTTTATGTTTTATTTTCTTGTTTATGTTTACTGGTTGAATCTCAACCTTGTAAATACTTTATATTATATCCTCCAAAATGTCAATGACTTTTTTCAAGAAACATCCTGTTCATTGTTTTGGCAACCTGCAATAGATTGTTTGGATTAATGAATGAAGCATTTGTTCCATACATTTTCTTAAACAACTCTACAGAGTTTGGATTAACATAATCATTGCACTTAATAAAATAACTCAAAACAGAATACCCGTTATTCTTGATCTTTGTTACCTGTTTCTTGGTATGAAGAGCAGCAGATTCTTGACTATAACTGATACGATCACCGTTCTGTGTGGTATAGTTCATAGCTGGTTCACCATCACTGAAATTCAGAAAATAATAATCTGAATCTGCGGATGTTTCCGGCAAATGTTTCATAATTGCTTCATATGACAATCCTTCTGGAGTAGATCCATTTGGACTCAAATATGGAAACAATGACTTAATTTTACTGATCTTATCCACAGCAGAATCATATCCAATAATCACATAAGGATTAGAAGAACAATTACTGTTACTAGAATTAAATGTAGTTCTAAATGATACGGTAACCCTTAGATTATCAATCATAGAAGCAGCCTTACAAATAGCCACAACACTAGTAATAGTCTTTGCCCATTTGTCTCCTCTCATACTTGCACTTGCATCTACAGAAATGTGAATGTATGAATGTTTATACTTTGAAACATCAATTGTATGAAATACATTTTCATTGTCAAAAGACAGTTCAGATAAAATCCTACGGTCAATCTTACCAACAGGCTTACGCATATACTTGGTATTATTAACTTCACTACGAATCTGTAGTTTCCGTCCAAGAGCCGCACCCATTACCAATCCAGCATTTACAGCCTTTTGGTTGTCTTGATTAATAACAGCAGTAGAATCATACCGTCCAGTATAATGATTGTATACAACATACTTCAACGGAAATACATCAGTCTCAATCAATTCTTTAGTCAATTTAGTTACAAGAATAGTATCAATGCTGTAGTATCCATCTGATTTAAGATAATCAGATCCACTCTTTACCAGTGTCATTCCACTCTGTTCAATTGCGTCAAGAATCTTCTTTTCCTTTTTATTAACCCTCTTTTTCTTAATATTACCGTTCAAGAAATCTTTCTGTTTCTGAATAGCTTTCTTGATTTGTTTATTTTTACTATCTGATACTTCAGGATCAAAACTACTATCATTCTTTACATCATCAGTTGATGATGGTGACTCCACCTTTTCTCCACCCAATGCATCATCTACTGATTCTCCTTCACCAACTTCATCTGATAATTCATTCTTTTTCTTTTTGTGTTCAGTGATGTTACTAAGAATGATTTTAGCTACTTCCATAGCAACATTCAAACGGTCTTTTGGTGTAGT